GAAGACTTCAAGCAGGATAAGATTAAGAAAAGCATTGACCACATTGAGTTGATGGCAGAGATTTATGGTACAGGTATTGGTGAAATTGTCATTAAAGAGACAAAACAACTAAAACCAGCTACTCAGCCTATTCCCGGTGCTCAAGGAACTGCTGCTATTGGTGTCATTGAAGGAACACGCATGAGCGTGGCTCTGAAGCCAGTAAACCCAAAGAACTTCCTTATTGACCCTAATGCTGACTCCATTGAAGACGCATTAGGCTGTGCAATTGAGAAATATGTCTCTATTCACAAGATTGTCGAAGGAATGGAGAAAGGTATCTACCGCAAGGTAAATATTGAATCCACTTATGACGACACAGAACTAGAGCCAACACAAGAGATGGTTCAGTTTCAGGACGACAAGGTAAAGGTACTCACCTATTACGGACTTGTCCCTAAAGAATATCTGATGAAGCTAGAAGAAGGCAAAGTAGAGATGGTGGACTTGTTCCCCGAAGATTCTCTTGCTGACGACTACGCAGAGCTGGTTGAAGCCATCATTGTCATTGCTAATGACTCTATGCTTCTGAAAGCTGAAGAAAACCCCTACATGATGAAGGATAGGCCGCTAGTAGCTTATCAAGACGACACAGTGCCGGGACGCTTCTATGGGCGTGGAACGGTTGAAAAAGCCTACAATATGCAGAAGGCTATTGATGGGCAGCTTCGTGCTCATATGGACTCTGTAGCCCTTACAACAGCCCCTATGATGGGTATGGATGCTACACGGCTTCCACGAGGTGCTAAGTTTGAAATTAAGCCCGGTAAGAGCTTCTTGACAAATGGCCCTCCTGCTGACATCCTTTTCCCCTTCCACTTTGGTCAAAGTACACAGGATGCTCCAGCAGCAGCCCAGAACTTTGAGAGAATGTTGCTTCAGGCAACAGGAACAGTGGATAGTGCAGGTCTTCCCTCCAATGTGCCTCGTGAAGGCGGCTCTCAGGGAATGTCGATGGCGATGGCTGGAATCATCAAGAAGTACAAGCGTACCTTGGTGAACTTCCAAGAAGACTTTATGATGCCTTTCATCTATAAAGCTGCCTACCGATATATGCAGTTTGACCCAGAGCGTTATCCGTCAGTTGATGTCACATTCATTCCAACTGCCACCCTTGGCATCTTGGCTCGTGAGTTTGAACAACAGCAGATGATTGGTCTCTTGCAAACGCTTGGCCCTAACACTCCTGTTCTCCCTGTCTTGCTTAAAGGCATCCTTGCTAACAGCAGCTTGTCCAACCGAGCAGAGCTTATGTCTACGCTTGAGCAGATGAGTCAGCCTGACCCGAATGCAGCCCAAGCAGCACAACAGCAACAACAAGCAGCAACAGCCCTCGCAGCAGCTCAAGTAGCTGACCTACAGGCAAGTGCAGCGTCTAAATCAGCCGATGCTCAGAAGACACAGGTAGAGACACAACTTCTCCCTGTTGAACAACGAGTGAAGATGGTTACAGCAGCCGCTACTAACCTAGACAACGGTGATGACTTTGCAAAGCGTCTGAAACTAGCTGACATGATGCTAAAAGAAAAACAAGTGAATTTGAAAGCAGCCGACATTCAATCTAACGAACGAATTGCTCAGTTACAGATGATTAGAAAATAACAGAAAGGACTCTCCTATATGGATAAAGAGTTACAAACATATTACGAAGAAACATTCTCAATGATGGCTACCGAAGGGTGGAAAGCTCTCATTGAGGACTTTGAAAAGATTAAAACCTCTCTCAATGATGTTTATACGGTGAAGGACGAACAACAACTAAAGTTTCGCCAAGGCCAGTTGGACATACTTGATTTAGTTTTAAACCGCAAAGCGATGTGTGAAGAAGTGTATGAGGACATTGTAAATGAAACGAATATTTGAATTTCTTTGCGACAACTCACACATCACTGAACGGTATGTAGATGAAGCTATCCGAACTGACAGGTGTTCTACCTGCGGCAAGGATGCTTTACGGATTGTTTCTAAGCCACGTATTGCCCTCGAAGGCATTACAGGTGCTTTCCCCGGAGCAGCTGATGCTTGGGTAAGAAAGCGAGCAGAGAAACTTAAACAAGAACGGAAGACAGCCGCTGAATAGGCACAAGCTGGATTCATATTTAAATGTCCTAAAACCCATACGGGCAGGATGAAAGGTATACATGGCACTGATTGAACAAGAAGAACTGTCTAATGAGCAGTTTGATGATATTACGAAAACTGACTCTCAGAATGTAGAGGAAGTAGTAGCTGAAAAGCCGAAGATTCCCGATAAGTATTCGGGCAAGAGTCTGGAGGACATTGTGACGATGCACCAAGAAGCTGAAAAGCTCATTGGGCGACAGGCACAAGAAGTAGGTGAAGTTCGCAAGCTCGCAGATGAACTCATTAAACAACAACTCGCTCCGAAGCAACAAGAACCTGTACAAGAAAACGAATACGACTTCTTTGAAGACCCCCAGAAGGCGGTTCGCAATGCAGTAGATAAACACCCCGATGTGCTTGCCGCTAAACAAGCAGCACTCGAAATGAAACAGATGCGTACTCAGGAAATGCTTAACAAAAAGCACCCTGACATGGCAGAAGTAATTAAAGACGGAGAGTTTATTGAGTGGGTTAAGGCTTCGCCTGTGCGCTTAAATTTATATGCACAAGCTGATGCTCAATATGACCTGCAAGCTGCTGACGAGCTTCTTTCAACATTCAAACAGATTCGCTCTGTTAAAAGCCAACAAACTCGTGATGACGGACAACAAGTCCTAAAGCAGAACTTAAGAGCAGTTGGTGTAGACACAGGCGGTTCTGGAGAAACTTCACAGAAAGTGTATAGACGTGCTGACCTCATTCGGCTACGCATGACTGACCCTCGACGGTATGAAGCCTTGTCGGAAGACATTATGGCTGCTTATGCTGAAGGAAGGGTTAAATAGTTTCCTACGGCTCCCTGCCATAGGAGATAACATTAATTTTTAAGGATATTTTAATATGGCTCTCGGTACTGCTCACGTCACTAAGACGACTGCTGCAACGTTCATCCCCGCAATTTGGTCGGATGAAATTGTTGCTTCTTACCAGAAAAATCTGGTTCTCGCTAACCTCATCAAGAAGATGAGTTTCAAAGGCAAGAAAGGTGACACCGTTCACATTCCTGCTCCTACTCGTGGTTCTGCATCCGCTAAAGCTGCTTCTACTCAGGTCACACTGATTGCTGCAACTGAAGGCGAAGTAGTTGTAACCATTAACAAGCATTATGAGTATAGCCGCTTGATTGAAGACATTGTGGAAACACAAGCTCTGTCTTCTCTCCGTGCGTTCTACACTGAAGATGCTGGCTATGCCTTAGCTCGTCAAGTAGATAGCGACCTCCTTGCTTTGGGACGTTCTGTCCAAGGTGGTGGCGGTACTACTGCATATTCCGGTGCTTTCTCCGGTGCTGACGGTACAACTGCTTATGTTGCTGGTTCTAACACTGGTTTGGCTGCTATCACTGATGCTGCTATTCGCCGTAGTATTCAACGTCTTGATGACGCTGATGTTCCTATGGATAATCGCTTCCTCATTGTTCCTCCTTCAAGCCGTAACACCTTGATGGGTATTGCTCGTTTCACTGAGCAAGCCTTTGTTGGTGAAGCTGGCAACATGAACGTCATCCGTAATGGTGAAGTTGGTAATGTGTATGGTGTTCCTGTGTTTGTTACTAACAATGCAGAGACAACTTCCGGTTCCACTGCTTGCCGTATCGCTTTGATGGGCCACAAGGACTTCTCTGTGTTGGCTGAGCAAATGGCTGTTCGCACTCAGACTCAGTACAAACAAGAATACTTGGGTACTTTGTTCACTGCTGATACCTTGTACGGTGTTGCAGAGTTGCGTGATGGCGCAGCTGTTGCTTTGGCTGTACCAGCCTGAGTGATGTAAGGGGGAGAGTCTCAAAAGGACTCTCTCCTTTTTAGAGGGCTTTTAATAAGAGCGTTCCATAAAGGAGAACCTATGAAATTTAAATGTGTACACACCGGACAAGTTTACGAATATTCTACTGAACACGACATTGCAGAAATGTTAAAGCATGACGAATATCTTGCTATTACAGAAGAACCTGCTCCTAAACCTGTAAAACAAGCCAAAAAGAAGGAAACAGAATGACAATCTATCGTGGCGTTGGTGGTGGAGGAGATGCCACATCAGATATTGAGGTGAGCACCATTGCTGCTTACACAGCAGCGGCTACCGTTCAGGCAGGGCTTGCAGCTACCTCGGCTACAGCTGCGGCTGCTAGTGCAACAAGTGCTGCGGCTAGTGCTTCTTCTGCTTTGAGCTATGTGTCAGGAACTTCCACTAACGCTACAAATGCTGCTGCTTCAGCGGCTGCTGCTTTAGCAAGTCAAAACGCTGCTGCTGCTAGTGCTACAACAGCATCTAATGCTGCTACATCTGCCACAGCCTCAGCTTCTACAGCTTCTTCTGCTTCCAGCAGCGCAACAACAAGTGCCTCCAATGCCTCTACAAGTGCATCAGGAGCTTCTACTAGTGCTACCAATGCCTCTAACAGCGCATCTGCTGCTAGTGGCTCTGCAACCTCTGCATCGTCCTCTGCTGCGTCCGCAAGCAGCTCGGCTAGTGCAGCATCAACTAGTGCCGCCAATGCTGCTACAAGTGCCTCTAATGCCTCCACAAGTGCATCAGGAGCCTCGACTAGTGCTTCTAATGCAGCGACATCAGCTACCAATGCTGCAAACAGCGCAACACTGGCTGCAAGCTATACACCATCACAGACAGGCAACTCAGGTAAGTTTCTAACTACTGACGGAACAAACACCTCTTGGGGAACAGTGGCTAGTGGCTCAGGAACAGTGACATCAGTTGCTGCGACAGTTCCTACTTTCTTGTCAGTGACAGGAAGCCCTATAACAAGCTCTGGAACTCTCGCTATTTCATTGTCAGGCACTGCCCTGCCAGTAGCTAATGGAGGAACAGGACAAACAACAGCTTCTGCTGCTTTTAATGCTTTGTCTCCTGTTACAACAGCAGGAGACTTAATTCTAGGGAATGGAACTAACAGCTCTACACGTCTTGGTATTGGTGCTAACGGCTATGTCTTAACATCCAACGGAACAACAGCTGCTTGGTCTGCTTCTACAGGCGGTGTAACCTCCTTTAGTGCAGGTTCTACAGGGCTGACACCAGCAACCTCTACAACAGGTGCTGTCACTCTTGCAGGAACCCTTGCTATAGCCAACGGAGGCACAGGAACAGCAACACCAAGCATTGTAGCCGGGACAAACATCACGGTGACAGGGACATGGCCTAATCAGACCATTGCCTCTAGTGGCGGTTCTAGTCTCCCTTCTCAAACAGGAAACTCAGGGAAGTTTCTGAAGACAGATGGAACTACAGCTTCTTGGAATGTTCTGCCTACCATTTTAAATGTATTAAACAGAGCAAGCGCAACGATTAGCATTGCTGTTGGTAATGGAGTATTGGCAGTTCTAAATCGGTCAGGCTCTACAATTAATGTATCAGTAAGTTAAGGAAAAATATGGCAAATAGATACCCCCTAGTTCTTAACGGAACGACAATTCAAGAAGTTCAATCAGGTGATGCTGTTGCTGGCTTAGTTATTGGTACTGATGTTCAAGCCTACAGCGCAAGCACAGCTTTCATCAATGCTGTACAAACCTTCTCTGTTGCACAGCGAGGCTCTGTTGTATCCTTGACAGACGGAGCAACCATTACTCCTGACTTTGCTGCTTCTAACAACTTCATTGTAACATTAGCTGGCAACCGAACATTAGCAAACCCTACAAACTTAGTTGCAGGACAGCATGGACTAATCTCCATTGTTCAAGACGCAACAGGAAGCCGTACATTGGCTTTTGGTAGCTATTGGAAGTTCTCAGGCGGTACAGCACCTAGCTTAACAACTACAGCAGCAGCCTTTGATGCTCTTGCCTATTATGTCGAAGGCCCCACACGAATCACTGCTAAACTTATTACGGATATTAAATGATTGAAAGCGCACCACTACTGTTAAGCAGCGATGGATACAACTTAAGCCGTAGTGTCCGTCTTCGCTCCTCTGCAACAGCATATTTTGAAAGAACACCAGCTAGTGCAGGAAGCCTCACAGCTTGGACATGGAGTGGTTGGGTAAAGCGTGGAGCCTTGGGTGTTGAAAGTATGTTGTTTTCAGCGGGAACAGGAGGTGCAAATCCTCGTTCTTTGTTAAGTTTTAATGTTACAACAAACACATTAGACTTTGGAGACAATGCCACAGGTTCTTTGTGGTATGAACTCATTACAACACAGGTCTTTCGTGACCCTGCTGCTTGGTATCACATTGTTGCTGTTTATGACTCAGCTAATGTGACATCAACAGACCGTATGCGTTTGTATGTAAACGGCATAAGAATTACATCTTTTAGCACTGCGTCATATCCTATTATAAGCACAAGTAGCGTTACTAACACAGCAATTGTTCACCGTATTGGTCGTTATGCTGGTGGCGCAGAAACTGCTTATTTTGATGGCTGTATAGCAGAAGTAAACTTCATTGGTGGACAGGCATTAACACCTACTTCCTTTGGTGAGTTTAACCTGTATAACCAATGGATTCCTAAGAAGTACGCTGGCACATATGGGACTAATGGTTTCTATTTAAACTTCTTAAACAATAGCGCATCCACAGCAACAACCATTGGTAAAGACAGCTCTGGTCTTGGAAACAACTGGACTCCTAACAACATCTCCGTTACCGCAGGTAGCACCTACGACAGCATGACCGATGTGCCTACGCTGACCAGTGCGACTGCGGCTAACTATGCTGTGCTGAATCCACTTATTCCTAGTTCAGCGCTGACTAATGGCAACCTAAATGCTCCTTCGTTGAGTTTTAATGCCACGGCTACTCAGCAGGTTAATTCAGGTAAATGGTATTGCGAGTTCACACTAAATGGTGGGAGTAGCTATAACTACTTTTTAGGTGTGTACACCCCCGACCTAAGTACCAGCTATGCGGCGATGGGTCTGTGTAACGGTGGAAATTCACCAAACATTTTCTCTTGCAACACAAACACAAACGGAACAGTTACTCAGCCGACAGGGTCTAGACCCACTCAGCCAGCAGTAATTGGGCTAAAACTTGACATTGGCGCTGGCTCTATTGAGTTTTTGGTCAATGGAACAGTCAACGGCTCTATCACTGGAATTACAAATTGGCAGTCTGGTAAGGACTGGGTTTTCTTTGCGTCACAGTACACCTCAACTTTTGGGTATCAGCCGCTGTCTGCTAACTTCGGTCAACAACCGTTTGCCAACTCACCCCCAAGCGGCTATGTAGCCCTCAACACTTTCAACCTATAAGACTATGCCAACAACATACGCAATTCCTGACGGTCGAGTGGCAATGGCGGCTACGACTTATACAGGCACAGGGGCATCACTTGCTGTCGCTAACACGGTTAACGGTGTAAATTTCCAACCTGACTTTGTATGGGTTAAAGGCAGAAGCGGAGCAACTGACCATGCTTTATACGATTCTGTTCGAGGAACAACAAAAGACTTGGTGAGTAATGCCACATCAGCAGAAACAACCCAAGCAACAGGTTTAACAGCCTTTGGCAGTACAGGATTCACTGTTGGTGCGTTGGCAAAGATGAACACCAGCGCAGCAACCTATGTAGGCTGGCAATGGAAAGCAGGAGGCACTGCCGTCTCTAACACTGCTGGCTCAATAACCTCGTCAGTGTCGGCTAACACTACGGCAGGGTTTAGCGTGGTGACATTTACAGGGACAGCGGCTAATGCTACTGTGGGGCATGGGTTGGGTGCTTCTCCGTCTATGGTAATAACCAAAGTCCGTGATGCAGCAGGATATGCATGGACAGTTGGTCATACAAGTATGGGATGGGGAAATTACATTTACTTAAACACTACGGCTGCTCAAGGAACTGCATCAAACAGATGGCAAAACACAGCACCATCTTCAACTGTAATTAGTGTAGGTGCTGACGGAGCAGTTAACGGCTCAGGTCTTTCAATGGTTGCCTACTGCTTTGCACCAGTAGCAGGGTATTCAGCCTTTGGTAGTTATGTGGGGAATGGCTCCTCTGACGGAAGTTTTATCTATACGGGTATGAGGCCTCGGTTCATTATGCTAAAGCGGACAGACACAAGTGGAACAGATTGGGTATTATTTGACTCTAGCCGTGACCCAGAAAATGTAGTAGACCAGTATTTAGCGGCAAATCTTTCTGATGCTGAAGGTGTCTACGCTAACGATAAGGTAGATTTTCTATCAAACGGTTTTAAGCAAAGAGGTACTGCCAGTGGACAGAATGCCAGTGGCGGCACATACATCTACATGGCCTTTGCCGAAAACCCTTTTAAATACGCTAACGCTCGATAGTTTATGCTCATTAAGGAAACATTATGTTTTTACTAAACGGAACACCATTGGGCATTGACAGCCCTTTCACCTACAACGACACGCAATACCCTTCCAACTGGCTGCGCCTTGCAAGCCAAGCGGAACGTGCTGCAGTTGGCATCACTGAAGTGGCTGACGCTCCTTGGTACGATGACCGCTACTACTGGGGCGTTGACAATCCAAAGCAATTGGAAGACCTCACAGTGACCCCTGAAGGTGGTGAGCCTTATGTGCAGAAAGGTTTGAAAAGCAACCACCTAGCGCAGACAAAGACCACAGCAAACCAACTTCTGTCAGCAACCGATTGGATGGTTATTCGCAAGGCAGAACGTGATGTGACTATCCCTGCTGCAACCGTGGCTTACCGTGCTGCTGTGCTTGCTGAATGTGACAGGCTGCTTGCTGCCATTGCTGATGCGTCTGATGTCCCTGCTCTTATGGTTGTAACGGCTGCATGGCCTGAGAGCGTATAATGACAGCAGATGAACGTTCAGAACTAATAGCAGACCTAACAGAAGCCTTAAAGAACTCAGCCCACCTTTCTGATGAAGAACAGCAATGGGTGAGACTAGCCATTAAGAAAGAAGCTCAGAGCATTAAGCTAAGAGAAGCCATCATTGAGAAATCACTTGTTGGTTTAGTATGGATGGGGCTATTAGGTATTCTGTATATACTAAAAGAGTTTTTATTCGCACACGGAATTAAATAAAGGAAACATATGAAAGCAATGCCAATGCGAGGTCAGCGTACAGCGACCAATAAAGTCAAAAGCAAGACCGAGAAAGTCATGCACGAGTACAAAACAGGTACTCTCCATTCAGGCAAAGGCGGCCCTGTAGTTAAGAATCCAAAACAAGCGATTGCCATTGCCCTCTCAGAGGCAGGTAAAAGCAAACCTAAGAAGAAATAAACATGGCATTACCAACTTTCCTATCACTGGTGAATGATGTTCTTGTTCGCTTGCGTGAGCCAGAAGTTACCACTGTCAACGAGAATGTTCTGTCCAAGCTGGTCGGTAAGTTTGTAAACGATGCTAAACGACAAGTTGAAGACAGCTATGATTGGAACGCTCTCACTACAACTCTGACAGCTAACACCTCTGATGGCATCTTCAACTATGCCCTCGTAGGTACAGGGTCTCGCTTTAAAGTTATTGAGATTTATAACAATACAAATCGCTATCACTTAGAAAGCCGTGACGCTATTAGCATGACTCAGAGCTTCTTAAGCTCTCCAAACCCACAGAAGGGTGCTCCTAACTATTTCAACTTTAACGGTGCAGATAGTAACGGAGACACACAGGTTGATTTGTTCCCTATTCCTGACGGTGTATATCAAATCTTCTTTAACATCTATCAGCCACAGAATGAGCTGACAACTGACGCAGCTACAATGATTGTTCCTAAAGAACCTGTCATTCTGTTAGCTCTTGCTCGGTCGTTAGTGGAACGTGGTGAAGACGGCGGCTTAACCAATAGCGAAGCATACGGAATGTTCAAGAGCGCATTGGCAGACTACATTGCAATTGAGAACAGTCGTTATAACGAGCTAGACAGCTGGAATTGGGCATGACACAGCAAATACAAACTTATAGCATTACAGCTCCCGGCTTCTTTGGACTAAACACACAAGACAGCAGCTTAGACCTAGCTTCTGGTTTTGCTCTTGTTGCTAATAATGCAGTGATTGATAAGTTTGGTCGTATTGGTGCTCGTAAGGGCTGGTCTCCCCAGAACACAGCTTCAGGGGCTTTAGGCACAGCTGTTATTCGGACAATTGCTGAACACATTGACGATGCTGGTGTTTCTTATACACTAGCCTTCGGTAATAACAAGCTGTTTAAACTTGATGCGGGTGCTCTCGTAGAACTAACCTACGGAGGCGGAGGCACGGCTCCGACCATTACAGGAGACAATTGGAGCGTGTGTCATCTAGGAGGAGCAGCATACGCTTTCCAACGAGGCCATGACCCATTAGTATTTGATGCTGCATTATCAACCACAACCTATCGCCGTATTAGCGAAGTTTCAGGGTATAATGGGGCAGTACAGCAAGCCAACTTCGCTATAGCTGCTTTTGGTCGTGTATGGAATGTAGACACGGTAACAGATAAGAGCCTTATTCAGTGGAGTGATGTCGTACACCCTGAGAAGTATTCAACAGGAAGTGCTGGAACACTAGACACAACAACTGTATGGCCTAATGGTAATGACACGGTGGTTGCCCTTGCTACACATAATGACTTCTTGTTCATCCTTGGCACTGAGAATATATTAGTATATTCAGGAGCTTCTAATCCATCAACAATGGTGCTGTCTGATACAGTTACAGGCATTGGCTGTATTGCTAGAGATAGTGTCCAGAATACAGGTACTGATGTCATCTTCTTGTCTAAGACAGGCGTGAGGAGCATTCTCCGAACCATACAGGAAAAGAGTGCTCCTTTTAGAGACCTCAGCAAGAATGTTCGTGACGACTTGATGCGAGCTTTAGATGGTGCTGATTTAAGCCTCGTAAAGAGCGTATACAGCCCCTTAGAGAGCTTCTATCTGCTGTCTGTACCCTCCCTAAGCGTTGTCTATTGTTTTGACCTAAAACAGCCCCTACAGGACGGTAGCGCACGGGTTACAACATGGGACGGAATGACTCCTGCTTGTTTCTGTAGTCGTAGGGACGGAAGTCTCTTAATCGGTAAGGCTGGCTTCATTGGTAAATATACAGGCTACTTCGACAACACAGCAAGCTATCGGTTTCAATACTTTACTAACCACACCGACCTTGGTGCTCCTTCTGTAACTACCATTCTGAAGAAACTATCGACAGTGGTTATTGGCGGTAGCGACCAGTTTGTGACAATTAAATGGGGCTACGACTTCACAGGTAATTATTACGCACAGAACGTAAAGATTCCTACACAACAAGTTTATAACTATGGGGTAGCTGAATACAACATTGCTGAATATTCTGACGGTGTAGCTCTACAAACTCTTGTAGCCTACCCAACAGGAGGAGGCAAGGTAGTTCAAACAGGGTATGAGGCTGACATACAAGGAAGCCCCCTGAGTATACAGAAGATTGAGATACACGCCAAAAATGGCAAGATTGTTTAAGGAAAGACATGACAAATTATACCAAAAGTACGAACTTTGCATCTAAGGACAGTTTAGCCACTGGCAATGCCCTAAAGATTGTCAAAGGCACTGAGATTGATGCAGAGTTTAATAACATTGCAACGGCTGTAGCTACAAAGGCGGATAACCTATCTCCCACCTTTACAGGGACTCCTGCTGCTCCAACAGCAGCTGTAGGTACAAACACAACACAGCTGGCTACCACAGCTTTTGTGTTGTCAAATACTAGTCCGACAGGCCATATGCTTCTGTGGCCTACATCGACAGCCCCTACAGGCTTCTTGATGTGTGCAGGGGCAGCTGTTAGTCGTAGCACCTATGCTGCTCTGTTTGCTGTCATTGGAACAACATTCGGTGTAGGTGATGGAAGCACAACCTTCAATGTACCAAACTTCAACAACCGAAGCCCCATTGGTGCTGGTGACTTGTACACAGCAGCTCAGACACTAGGTTCTAAAGATGCTGTTGTTGTCTCCCACACACATACAGCAACTGATTCGGGACACTCTCACTCAGAAAGTGTTACTACTGGTGCTGACCAAGGTCTTTGGTACGGAAGTGGAACTTATGCTGGATATTCTCCTGCACGTTCTCCTACTACAGGAACTACAGGAACTACCGCAGCAACTATTTCAGTATCAACTACAGGTGTCTCAGGTACAAATGCAAACTTGCAGCCTTCGCTTGGTATCTTCTTCATTATTAAAATATGAAAATAGTTGTTTATTCAGTTCCATCATTCACTCTATATGTAGAAGACCATGAAGGGAACAACATTATGCACTGTGATTGTGTGAAATGGAATAAACAAGTAAAGAATGAGCTTTTAAGCACATTGAAAGCATTTGCTAATAATACAGGTAAACCAATGTTCGCTATTCAAATAGATGGCGACAAGAAACATGAGAAATTCTTAAAACTTATGGAATTCATATTCAAAGGAACATTTATGGGAACAGATAATAAAGAACATAGTTTATACTGGAGGAACGTATAATGGGACTCGAAGCACTAATACCTATTGGAGCAAATCTTCTTGGTGGATATATGCAAGGGGAAAGCAACAAGAGCGCAGCTAATACACAAGCTAACGCACAGCTAGAGGCTGCTCGCATTGCAGCAGACGCTCAACGCTTTCGACCTGTAGGGGTTACAACAGCCTTTGGTAAGAGCAACTTTGGTACTGACGCAGCTGGAAACCTGACATCAGCGGGGTACACCCTTAGTCCTCAAATGGCAGCACAGCGGGATGCTTTCTTAGCACAAGCTGGTGGGTCAGGAATGAGCCTTGCAGAGCAGGGAGGACAAGCTGGTCAGGGACTATTTAATCTTGGTCAAGGCTATTTGGCTACCTCTCCTGAGCGAGCTGCTCAAGAATATATGCAGAAGCAACAAGCCCTATTAGCTCCTAGCAACGACATGGCCTATGCACGGCTACAGCAGAACTTACAGAACACAGGCCGTGGTGGTTTAGCAATTGCTCAGGGCGGTATGCTTGGTGCAGCCAATCCAGAGGCTCAAGCCTATTACAACTCTTTGGCACAGCAGAACCTTGGTCTTGCCTCTCAAGCACAGGCAGAAGGCCGAGCAGCTACTCAGTTCGGACAAGGACTGTTAGGTGCTGGTATTGACTTAACCTCTCAAGCCTACAATCCATATAAAACACAGTTTGGTCTTGCTCAGAGTGTTGAAACAGCAGGACAGAATGCCTTAGACATTGGAAGTGCATTGGGTGGTCGTGCTGCTACAGCAGGGGCTAATGTAGGCAACACCTTGTATCAAGGCGGTATAGCATCAGCAGCTACACAAGCAGCAGCTAATAAGGCTAACCCTTGGGCAGATGCCATTTCAGGTGCTGCAAATAATCCACAACTAATGTCAGGTGTTAAGAACCTATTTGGCCCTACTCAAAGTGCTGGCTTCCAAGACTACATAAGCACAGGAAATACAGGTGGTCTGTCTCCACAGCTCAGTAATAAGTTGTATGGCTCTTGGGAATAAGGAATAAATATGACTGATATTGTAAAAGGACTCTTTGGTGTTACACCGGAAGAACTAACACAGCAACGAGCAGACCAGCTTAATACACAAGCTAATGCCTTTGCTCAGATGTCTCCAGAGGCTAGAGCTTCTGCTTCTCTCTACCGTGGCGGCAACCAGCTTGCAGGAGCTGTTGGTGGTCTCATGGGCGCACAAGACCCACAGATGCAGAAAGCTGCTGACATTCAAGCTATTCTCAAGAACTTTGACCCAACCACCTATGAAGGCTTACAAGGAGCAGCAAAAGCTCTTGGTGAAAAAGGATATGCACAAGAAGCAGTAAATATTGCAGCAAAAGCAGAAGAATTTAAACTCAAGAGCGCACAAGCTGGCTACTACACCAACAGAGGTGAGGCAGCTATGAAGAAGGCAGCGGCAGGTGGTACAGGCGGTATTGGTAAGGTTAATCCCGGATTATATACAGCAGAAAGCGTACAAGCCTATTCTGATTCTTTAGACTCAGGAACTCCAGATTATTCATTGTTAGTGCCTCGTAACCCAATTGCTAAAGCACAAGCACTCTCACCAGCAGGTAAGCAAGCAGCTGAAGAAGGTCTCGCTCCCGGCTCTCCTGAGTTTATTGCTCGTATTAAAGTTATC